TCATTTGTTGATTTCAATTTTGTCCCATTCTCTCCCTCGGCTGTCCCTATACCGCGCCGCCATTGAATCTGATTTATGTCCGAGAAGACGTTGGGCAAACTTATCGCCAATCTGATTGCGGTATAGTCTCGCCGACAGGCTACGCAGTTCATGGAATGTTGGCGGGTCTCCATCAAATGAGAGTCCAGATGCATTTCTCGCCTTTGTAAAATACTTCGATACTGTTTTCGGGGAAAGTGGTTCGTGATGCGTTGATGCAATTATAGTGTCACTGCCGCTGGCCTCCCTGCATTTCTGTAGTATATCAGCCAATGAGATATTGAGCGCGTCAATCGTTAGCGTCAGCGGAATGGCGAGCTTAGCCCCTGTTTTACCCTGTTCAATGTGAAGATGGTTGTCGTTTATGTCTGACCATTTCATTTTGCACAAATCGCCGACTCTCTGACCTGTAACGACGGCCAAATCCATCGCAAGCCTCAGCCAGATTGGGAGAGGTTCGGCTGCATGGTGAATCGCGACATACTCATTAGCTGTCAGCCTTGAGCGCCTTACTTCTGACTTTGCTGTGCGGGTTGCTGTTACCGGATTCGTAGCCACATGCCCCTCGGCTATTGCCTCACGAAAAACGTCAACAAGGGTTGACCTGATTAATTTTGCGGAAGCCGTTTTACCTTCTGCTACGTAGGTGTTTAGCATTGCTGCCACCTCTTTCGTTGATATGTCAGCGAGCGGTTTGTCCGGCAATTTTCTTCGGATTGCCCTGATTTTGCTGGCGTAGTCGAGTAGAGTTTTCGGCCTGATACCCCTCTCGCTGAGGATTGTTTCATATCGGTCAAGCCACGCATGAAGAGTGATTGCGTCAGCGCCTTTAATTCTGTCTATCAGTGACTCACGCCTGCTCCCGGATAGCAACTCAATATTGGCCTGTATTGCTTCAGTGATTGCTATCCTCCTGTCTCGGCCTAATCCGAACTCTTTACCCGTCCTTGGGTCCCTGTAGCAGTAATATCCATTGTTTCTTATATAAAGGTTAGGGGGTAAATCCCGGCGCTCATGACTTCGCCTTCTTCCCATTTCTGATCCTCTTCAAAAGGCTACCTGTTACTGGTCGATTTAAGTCAACCTTTACCGCTGATTCGTGGAACAGATACTCTCTTCCATCCTTAACCGGAGGAGGGAATATCCTGCATTCGCGCACCCATCGACGAACTGTTTCAAGGCTTCTTGGGCGTCGCTGGCGTGCATTCCACTCCTGAAGTGTCAAGTACATCGCAAAGTCTCCGCAATTACACGCAAGAAAAAACCGCCATCAGGCGGCTTGGTGTTCTTTCAGTTCTTCAATACAAATATTGGTTACGTCTGCATGCGCTATCTGCGCCCATATCATCCAGTGGTTATAGCAGTCGTTGATGTTCTCTGCTTCGATAACCCTGTTGAATGGCTCTCCATTCCATTCACCTGTGACTCGGAAGTGCATTTATCATCTCCATAAAACAAAACTCGCCGTAGCGAGTTCAGATATAATTTCCACCAAAGGCAGTAGTTGCTTGATGCTAAGAATTATTCAATATCTATTCCTGTAATATCTTTTATCTTTTTCCTTGCAAAGCCTTTTGCTAGTGATTTTGAAACACTCATAAGTGTACTAATTCCCTCATCCTTAAAGTTTGTTTTTATAGCTTGCCAGACATCCTTTTGACGTAAGTCAGCAATAAAATCATGCCCTCTTGCTGTCAACCTCAGTGGTACTTCGATCCAACTATATCCAACACCTTCCCCTAACGCTTTGGACATTATATGACCGAACCCAGGTTTTCCATCAACCCTGACTATTAATTCGTAGTCACATAATAATCGCATATGGAAAATAAAATCTTGGTCATATCTATTAAAGCCATTATCCTCTAGTTCACTAAGCATCGTGTCAGGGCCACGAGTTTTTTCGAATGCGATAAGTAGATCTTTTAGATATTGCTGGTCTAATTTCATTGCCGCCTCCGTGACATGTCACAGAGATTTATATCATTAATTTTGTTTCGTGCCAGCCTTTGGTCACCCAGCATTGTGAGTCACCATTACACGGGCATGAATTAACAGGAACTCTCTCGCCGCACTTACCGCAACGTTTTCTGCTGATCGATTTTATACGCCAGCGCACACGTGCATCATCCTGGCGGCTCAGTAACTCGATGTACTCACCAAACTCGCAAGGCGCACGCCTGAAGCGACGCGTGGCACAGTTACGCTCCAGCATTTCAATTTCCTGAGCATCAAGTACAAGCTCCAGCTTACGCATACCGGATGATGCTTGCTTGGCTCTCTGATCGGCTTTGTGCTCTGTTGCTGATTTAGCCATTCTGCTTTTCCTGCATCAGGAGAAAGACAATCATGGCGGCGCGGATACTTCCGGTATCTTTTTACGCGATATTCCCCTTCAATGGCACATACAAGAAGAGAGCCATCAACAGGAGTGATTGAGGAATCGACAACCAGCAACGCTTAATTATCTATAGTGTCGTATTTGCTTCATAAAATATGGCGAATAACACAAAGCCCGCAGCAGCTCATTGTGCGGGCTTTTCTTATACCTACCTCCTAGAGATAATTCTATGGAGGCATTAAATCAATACTGTCATTGGTGATATCATATTATCTAAAAGTCTTTCCACTTTTAACATCTAGGTATATTCTGTTCGACAACGTCATTCCTCCGCAATATGTGAAATAGATGTTTTCACCCTTATTGCTTGATGCCATCCACCCTCCGATTTCCTTAAAATCGCTTTCCGTGCAGACCCCTTCATTTATTAACTTCCTAGCTGCCGAAGAAAACTCTTTTTTGTATATACGGTAGTCATCAGATCCTTTGATTAAAGTATCATCTCCGCTCGCATTTTCAGCAGGATCTGATGGCCTTTCACTGCTAAGATCACTAAGTTTAACCCATTCTGAAAACTTGCCATTAACGATTCCATTTTTTCTTGTGCAGGATTTATTACCTTCTTTAATATATTCGCTTTCCCCTCCAACACATGAGGCTGAATATGGCTCAGTTATACGAACCCATTCACCTTTTTTTTCTAGAAAATCTACGCCTTCCCTGAAAAATAGTTTCCCAGCCACTCCACATTTACTTGAAGGGCAGGTATGTCTTTCCGTTCGATCAACAACAACCCATAGTTTTGATTCATTTTTTGCCATTGCCGATGGTATTTGAGATGAGACAATTAACGTAAGCCCTAAAATTAGTATTGATTTTTTCATTGTAATTTCCTTTTACTTTTTACAAAGCGTTTAATCATGGCTGATTATCTCTAAGCGTAGTAACAGCCTTGTGCGAAACATGTTACCAAATCGCCATTTCAGTGTATCCGCAGTTAGGCTGCCACTTCAAGGATTCCTAATTACATGGTACGTAAGCGTAAAATCCCGTTGGTTGGCGGGTAATAACTCTGATCAAATCTCCCTTGTCTTTTGCTCTTACGTATGCAGCTCTTGTGTATTCAACCCAGGCCTCCAGTTCAGCAATACGCTTACTTCCATCCGAGATAACACCTTCTACTCACGCTGCTCGTTGAGTTTTGATTTTTGCTGTCTCCAGCTCAACACGCAGTTTCCCCACCGTTAGCGCAATATCCTCGTTATCCTGGTCGCGGCGTTTGATGTATTGCTGGTTTCTTTCCCTTTCATCCAGCAGTGTCAGCACAATCGATGGTGTTACCAGCTCATGGAAATGGTCCGCGTCAAATCCCCAGTTGTCATGCATTGCCTGCTCTGCCGCTTCACGCAGTGCCTGAGAGTGAATTACGCTCACTTCGAACCTCTCTGTTTACTGATAAGCTCCAGATCCTCCTGGCAACTTGCACAAGTCCGACAACCCTGAACGACCAAGCGTCTTCGTTCATCTATGGGATCGCCACACTCACAACAATGAGTGGCAGATATAGTCTGGTAGTTCAGACGACGCATTTTTATTGCTGTATTGCGCTGTAATTCTTCAATTTCTGATGCTGAATCAATGATGTCCGCCATCTTTCATTAATCCCTGAATTGTTGGTTAATACGCTTGAGGGTGAATGCGAATAATAAAAAAGGAGCCTGTAGCTCCCTGATGATTTTGCTTTTCATGTTCACCGTTCCTTAAAGACGCCGTTTAACATACCGATTGCCAGACTTAAGTGAGTCGGTGTGAATCCCATCAGCGTTACCGTTTCGCGGTGCTTCTTCAGTACGCTACGGCAAATGTCATCGACGTTTTTATCCGGAAACTGCTGTCTGGCTTTTTTGATTTCAGAATTAGCCTGACGGGCAATACTGCGAAGGGCGTTTTCTTGCTGAGGTGTCATTGAACAAGTCCCATGTCGGCAAGCATAAGCACACAGAATATGAAGCTCGCTGCCAGAAAAATGCATTCAGTGGTTGTCATACCTGGTCTCTCTCATCTGCTTCTGCTTCTGCTTTCGCCACCATCATTTCCAGCTTTTGTGAAAGGGATGTTGCGAACGTATGAAATTCTTCGTCTGTTTCTACTGGTATTGGCACAAACCTGACTCCAATTTGAGCGAGGCTATGTGCCATCCCGATACTCGTTCTTAATTCAACAGGAGATGCTTTGTGCATACAGCCCCTCGCTTATTATTTATCTCTTCAGCCAGCCGCTGTGCTTTCAGTGGATTTCGGATAACAGAAAGGCCGGGAAATACCCAGCCTCGCTTTGTAACGGAGTAGACGAAAGTGATCGTGCCTACCCGGATATTATCGTGAGGATGCTTCATTACCATTGCTCCCCATATACAAAACCAATTTCAGCCAGTGCCTCGTCCATTTTTTCGATGAACTCCGGCACCATCTCGTCAAAACTCGCCATGTACTTTTCATTCCGCTCAATCACGACATAATGCAGGCCTTCACGCTTCATGCGCGGGTCATAGTTGGCAAAGTACCAGGCATCTTTTCGTGTCACCCACATGCTGTACTGCACCTGGGCCATGTAAGCCGATTTTATGGCCTCGAAACCACCGAGCCGGAACTTCATGAAATCCCGGGAGGTAAACGGGCATTTCAGCTCAAGGCCGTTGCCGTCACTGCATAAACCATCGGGAGAGCAGGCGGTGCGCATACTTTCGTCGCGATAGATGATCGGGGATTCAGTAACATTCACGCCGGAAGTGAACTCAAAGAGGGTTCTGGCGTCGTTCTCGTACTGTTTTCCCCAGGCCAGAGCCTTAGCGTTAACTTCCGGAGCCACACCGGTGCAAACCTCAGCCAGCAGGGTGTGGAAGTAGGACATTTTCATGTCAGGCCACTTCTTTCCTGATCGGGGTTTTGCTATTACGTTGTGAATTTCTGAAGCTGTGATGACGCCGAGCCGTAATTTGTGCCACGCATCATCTCCCTGCTCGATAGCTCTCACGTCGATCCCAGTACGCTGCAGGATAATGTCCGGTGTCATGCTGCCACCTTCTGTTCAGTGGCTTTTTGTTTCAGGAATCCAAGAGCTTTTACTGCTTCGGCCTGTGTCAGTTCTGACGATGCACGAATGTCGCGGCGAAATATCTGGGAACAGAGCGGCAATAAGTCGTCATCCCATGTTTTATCCAGGGCGATCAGCAGAGTGTTAATTTCCTGCATGGTTTCATCGTTAACCGGAGTGATGTCGCGTTCCGGCTGACGTTCTGCAGTGTATGCGGTATTTTCGACAATGCGCTCGGCTTCATCCTTGTCATAGATACCAGCAAATCCGAAGGCGAGACGGGCACACTGAATCATGGCTTTATGACGTAACATCCGTTTGGGATGCGACTGCCACGGCCCCGTGATTTCTCTGCCTTCGCGGGTTTTGAATGGTTCGCGGCGGCATTCATCCATCCACTCGGTAACGCAGATCGGATGATTACGGTCCTTGCGGTAAATCCGGCATGTGCAGGATTCATTGTCCTGCTCAAAGTCCATGCCATCAAACTGCTGGTTTTCGTTGATGATGCGGGACCAGCCATCAACGCCCACCACCGGAACGATGCCGTTCTGCTTATCAGGGAAGGCGTAAATTTCTTTCGTCCACGGATTAAGGCCGTACTGGTTGGCGACGATCAGCAATGCGATGAACTGCGCATCGCTGGCATCACCTTTAAATGCCGTCTGGCGAAGAGTGGTGATCAGTTCCTGTGGGTCGACAGAATCCATGCCGACACGTTCAGCCAGCTTCCCAGCCAGCGTTGCGAGTGCTGTACTCATCCGTTTTATACCTCTGAATCAATATCAACCTGGTGGTGAGCAATGGTTTCAACCATGTACCGGATGTGTTCTGCCATGCGTTCCTGAAACTCAACATCGTCATCAAACGCACGGGTAATGGCTTTTTTGCTGGCCCCGTGGCGTTGCAAATGATCGATGCATAGCGATTCAAACAGGTGCTGGGGCAGGCCTTTTTCCATGTCGTCTGCCAGTTCTGCCTCTTTCTCTTCACGGGCGATCTGCTGGTAGTGACGCGCCCAGCTCTGAGCCTCAAGACGATCCTGAATGTAATAAGCGTTCATGGCTGAACTCCTGAAAATGGCTGTGAAAATATCGCCCGCGAAATGCCAGGCTGATTAGGAAAACAGGAAAGGGGGGTAGTGAATGCTTTTGCTTGATCTCAGTTTCTGTATTAATATCCATTTTTTATAAGCGTCGACGGCCTCACGAAACATCTTTTCATCGCCAATAAAAGTGGCGATAGTGAATTTAGTCTGGATAGCCATAATTGTTTGATCCATTTTTCGGGACTCCTGGCTGATTAAGTATGTCGATAAGGCGTTTCCATCCGTCACGTAATTTACGGGTAATTCGTTCAAGTAAAGATTCATTTAGTTGGAAGGCACCCATGCGAGCGCCTCCCGCGATTGCGTAAATCATGGGTGGTTCCTTATGTTGGTTTTATTAGTAGGTTATTTTTGTTGCGAATACTTCGCCTTTTACGATGGCTGTTATGATATTTTTAGCAACATCTTCTGATGCACCAACCTTGATAAGGTCAGCAAGTATTTTGTTATTTACTTCTTTCCGGTGAGCTTTATCCTTTGCTCTACGCTCTTCTTCTTCCTTGATTCTTTTTTCTTCTGCTATTCTGGCTTGCTCTTTTGCTTCAGCCTCGCGCCGGATTCGTTCAGCCTCCTCCTGTGCTTTTCGGCGTTCTGCTTCAATTGCCGCCTGCTTTTCTCTTTCAGCTCGTTCTGCTGCCTCTTTTGCTTCGCGCTGTGCTCGTTGCTCGGCTTCAATGCGTTCACGCTCTGCACGTTCCGCTGCGGCCTTAGCTTCTGCTTCTCGCCTTGCTGCTGCTTCAATTTCGGCTTTTGCCTTTGCTTCGGCTTCTGCTCTGGCTTTCTCTTCAGCTTCTCTTTTTAAGCGTTCTTCATGCTCTCGCTTTTCCTGCTCCGCTTTGAGTCTTGCCTCTTCTCTTTTGCGGTCAAATTCGCGATCCATCAAAATCGCTATTTCATGGTCAGACTCAATTTGCTTTGCGAGAGCTTCAGCTGCTGCCTTAGCTTCTTCTTCGGCTTTAATCCGCGCCTGTTCTTCCTCATAATCAGTAAGAGGCTGGCGCGCCTTGGCTTTCAGCTCATCAAGGCGATCACGCACTGTCTTGCGGTTGGCATCAATTAGCTTTGGAATTTCCTTCAGTTCAGCAACAAGGTCTTTGCCAAGACCATCGAGATATGTTTTCGTCTGCGCAACTTTATACGCCAGAGAAGCGATCTCCTTTCTGCCCTTTGCCGTTGTGATATCAGGCACAAAGGACATAACTTCACGTTCAACCTTTTGAAGGATTTCTTCAATCTGGTCGGCAGACTGAAATACAGTCATTGCATTTGCTTTTTCAATAACAACTAAATCTGTTACTTCACTCATATATCCTCCTTCGTTGTATTCTTTAAAAACGCTCTCAGGCGGCTTTGATAGTCATATCATCTGAATCAAATATTCCTGATGTATCGATATCGGTAATTCTTATTCCTTCGCTACCATCCATTGGAGGCCATCCTTCCTGACCATTTCCATCATTCCAGTCGAACTCACACACAACACCATATGCATTTAAGTCGCTTGAAATTGCTATAAGCAGAGCATGTTGCGCCAGCATGATTAATACAGCATTTAATACAGAGCCGTGTTTATTGAGTCGGTATTCAGAGTCTGACCAGAAATTATTAATCTGGTGAAGTTTTTCCTCTGTCATTACGTCATGGTCGATTTCAATTTCTATTGATGCTTTCCAGTCGTAATCAATGATGTATTTTTTGATGTTTGACATCTATTCATATCCTCATAGATAAAAAATCGCCCTCACACTGGAGGGCAAAGAAGATTTCCAATAATCAGAACAAATCGGCTCCTGTTTAGTTACGAGCGACATTGCTCCGTGTATTCACTCGTTGGAATGAATACACGGTGCAGTGTTTATTCTGTTATTTATGCCAAAAATAAAGGCCACTATCAGGCAGCTTTGTTGTTCTGTTAACCAAGTTCTCTGGCAATCATTGCCGTCGTTCGTATTGCCCATTTATCGACATATTTCCCATCTTCCATTACAGGAAACATTTCTTCAGGCTTAACCATGCATTCCGATTGCAGCTTGCATCCATTGCATCGCTTGAATTGTCCACACCATTGATTTTTATCAATAGTCGTAGTCATACGGATAGTCCTGGTATTGTTCCATCACATCCTGAGGATGCTCTTCGAACTCTTCAAATTCTTCTTCCATATATCACCTTAAATAGTGGATTGCGGTAGTAAAGATTGTGCCTGTCTTTTAACCACATCAGGCTCGGTGGTTCTCGTGTACCCCTACAGCGAGAAATCGGATAAACTATTACAACCCCTACAGTTTGATGAGTATAGAAATGGATCCACTCGTTATTCTCGGACGAGTGTTCAGTAATGAACCTCTGGAGAGAACCATGTATATGATCGTTATCTGGGTTGGACTTCTGCTTTTAAGCCCAGATAACTGGCCTGAATATGTTAATGAGAGAATCGGTATTCCTCATGTGTGGCATGTTTTCGTCTTTGCTCTTGCATTTTCGCTAGCAATTAATGTGCATCGATTATCAGCTATTGCCAGCGCCAGATATAAGCGATTTAAGCTAAGAAAACGCATTAAGATGCAAAACGATAAAGTGCGATCAGTAATTCAAAACCTTACAGAAGAGCAATCTATGGTTTTGTGCGCAGCCCTTAATGAAGGCAGGAAGTATGTGGTTACATCAAAACAATTCCCATACATTAGTGAGTTGATTGAGCTTGGTGTGTTGAACAAAACTTTTTCCCGATGGAACGGGAAGCATATATTATTCCCTATTGAGGATATTTACTGGACTGAATTAGTTGCCAGCTATGATCCATATAATATTGAGATAAAGCCAAGGCCAATATCTAAGTAACTAGGTAAGAGGAATCGATTTTCCCTTAATTTTCTGGCGTCCACTGCATGTTATGCCGCGTTCGCCAGGCTTGCTGTACCATGTGCGCTGATTCTTGCGCTCAATACGTTGCAGGTTGCTTTCAATCTGTTTGTGGTATTCAGCCAGCACTGTAAGGTCTATCGGATTTAGTGCGCTTTCTACTCGTGATTTCGGTTTGCGATTCAGCGAGAGAATAGGGCGGTTAACTGGTTTTGCGCTTACCCCAACCAACAGGGGATTTGCTGCTTTCCATTGAGCCTGTTTCTCTGCGCGACGTTCGCGGCGGCGTGTTTGTGCATCCATCTGGATTCTCCTGTCAGTTAGCTTTGGTGGTGTGTGGCTGTTGTAGTCCTGAACGAACCCCCCCCCCGCGATTGGCACATTGGCAGCTAATCCGGAATCGCACTTCCGGCCAATGCTTCGTTTCGTATCACACACCCCAAAGCCTTCTGCTTTGAATGCTGCCCTTCTTCAGGGCTTAATTTTTAAGAGCATCACCTTCATGGTGGTCAGTGCGTCCTGCTGATGGTTTAAAATTACAAGAAAGATTGTATGTTGTAAACAATAAATATTGTAAAAAGAGGTGTGCAAAACAAACTCCATTGTTTTTAAACGGAAAATAGTTTGTTTTTTGGTTATTGAGATTGAGGTGGGGATTACTGGTTGCAGGTTCCGACTACATCACCAACAAAGGATTTGGTTGATGTAAGTTGTTGCATGCCTGAGATATTCATTACTTTGGAGTAAAGAGCTTTTTTGTCTGTAGTGATTGACCAAGTTTCAACAGTTATTCCTCCTCCTGACTGGTATTCCCCTACCATAGTGTTCGATGACAAAGCAGTGTATTTCATCTCTGGATAGACGCCAGAGACTGATTCATAAACCGATGATTTATCGCCATTAATTGTTACGTGGAAAACGGAATCTTCCGTGCTGTCTTTTGTAAATCCGTAACGATCGCCATTCATTGCCCCGTACCCGTGCAGGTTTGTGACAATCCAGCATTCAGAATTGGCGCTGGTAGTTAAGAGTATTGTGAGTAGCGCTGCAATCCTGATCATACGAATTTTACCCTCGCTTCTACGACAACACCGATAATCTTGCAGTTCCCGTTGATGGGAGTCATAGGCCATGAAGGATTCAGGCCTTTCAGGTACTTCTGACCGCCATCAATAACCAGTTTTTTGAATGTTGCTTCGTTCGCGTCAGTCAGTTTGGCTACAACAAGGCTTCCATTCACAGGCTCACGTCCAGTATCTACTAACACCATATGACCTTCAGGGATGCTTTGACCTACAGGTGAGGTCATGGAATCACCTTCAACCTTCAGCCAAAATCCATCGCCTAATAAGTTCACGTCACTGTCATACCATTCATCAATGTCCTTGATATCGTAGGGCTCACAAGCTTCACACCACGAACCAGCTCTAACCATGCTAATCAATGGATATTTCCCTTTGGGCTCAACATGCCCAACAAATCTAACATTCGAATCAGAGGTGCCATTGAGCAGCCAGTCAACACTTACGCCAAGAGCTGACGCAAGTTCTGGTAAAAAGCGTGGTCGCTTAGTTTTACCGTTTTCGAGCTGCTCTATAGACTGCTGGGTAGTCCCCACCTTTTGAGCAAGTTCAGCCTGGTTAAGTCCAAGCTGAATTCTTTTGCTTTTTACCCTGGAAGAAATACTCATAAGCCACCTCTGTTATTTACCTCCAATCTTCACAAGAAAAACTGTATTTGACAAACAATATACATTGTATGAAAATACAAGAAAGTTTGTTAATGGAGGCGATATGCAAACTCTTTCTGAACGCCTCAAGAAGAGGCGAATTGCGTTAAAAATGACGCAAACCGAACTGGCAACCAAAGCCGGTGTTAAACAGCAATCAATTCAACTGATTGAAGCTGGAGTAACCAAGCGACCGCGCTTCTTGTTTGAGATAGCTATGGCGCTTAACTGTGATCCGGTTTGCTTACAGTACGGAACTAAACGCGGTAAAGCCGCTTAAGACATTCCCGCTCTTACACATCCCCGCCCTGAAAAAGGGCATCCAATTAAACCACACCTATGGTGTATGCATTTATTTGCATACATTCAATCAATTGTTATCTAAGGAAATACTTACATATGGTTCGTGCAAACAAACGCAACGAGGCTCTACGAATCGAGAGTGCGTTGCTTAACAAAATCGCAATGCTTGGAACTGAGAAGACAGCGGAAGCTGTGGGAGTTGATAAGTCGCAGATCAGCAGGTGGAAGAGAGACTGGATTCCAAAGTTCTCAATGCTGCTTGCTGTTCTTGAATGGGGGGTCGTTGACGACGACATGGCTCGATTGGCGCGACAAGTTGCTGCGATTCTCACCAATAAAAAACGCCCGGCGGCAACCGAGCGTTCTGAACAAATCCAGATGGAGTTCTGAGGTCATTACTGGATCTATCAACAGGAGTCATTATGACAAATACAGCAAAAATACTCAACTTCGGCAGAGGTAACTTTGCCGGACAGGAGCGTAATGTGGCAGATCTCGATGATGGTTACGCCAGACTATCAAATATGCTGCTTGAGGCTTATTCAGGCGCAGATCTGACCAAGCGACAGTTTAAAGTGCTGCTTGCCATTCTGCGTAAAACCTATGGGTGGAATAAACCAATGGACAGAATCACCGATTCTCAACTTAGTGAGATTACAAAGTTACCTGTCAAACGATGCAATGAAGCCAAGTTAGAGCTCGTCAGAATGAATATTATCAAGCAGCAAGGCGGCATGTTTGGACCAAATAAAAACATCTCAGAATGGTGCATCCCTCAAAACGAGGGAGGTTCCCCTAAAATGAGGGATATCCCTCAAAACGAGGGAAAATCCCCTAAAACGAGGGATAAAACATCCCTCAAATTGGGGGATTGCTATCCCTCAAAACAGGGGGACACAAAAGACACTATTACAAAAGAAAAAAGAAAAGATTATTCGTCCGAGAATTCTGGCGAATCCTCTGACCAGCCAGAAAACGATCTTTCTGTGGTTAAACCGGATGCTGCAATTCAGAGCGGCAGCAGGTGGGGGACAGCAGAAGACCTGACCGCCGCAGAGTGGATGTTTGACATGGTGAAGACTATCGCGCCATCAGCCAGAAAACCGAATTTTGCAGGGTGGGCTAACGATATCCGCCTGATGCGTGAACGTGACGGACGTAACCACCGCGACATGTGCGTGCTGTTCCGCTGGGCATGCCTGGACAACTTCTGGTCCGGTAACGTGCTGAGCCCGGCCAAACTCCGCGACAAGTGGACCCAGCTCGAAATCAACCGTAACAAGCAACAGGCAGTAGTGACAGCCAGCAAACCAAAACTCGACTTGACAAACACAGACTGGATTTACGGGGTGGATCTATGAAAAACATCGCCGCACAGATGGTTAACTTTGACCGTGAGCAGATGCGTCGGATCGCCAACAACATGCCGGAACAGTACGACGAAAAGCCGCAGGTACAGCAGGTAGCGCAGATCATCAACGGTGTGTTCAGCCAGTTACTGGCAACTTTCCCGGCGAGCCTGGCTAACCGTGACCAGAACGAACTGAACGAAATCCGCCGCCAGTGGGTTCTGGCTTTCCGGGAAAACGGGATCACCACGATGGAACAGGTTAACGCAGGAATGCGCGTAGCCCGTCGGCAGAATCGACCATTCCTGCCATCACCCGGGCAGTTTGTTGCCTGGTGTCGTGAAGAAGCATCTGTTATTGCCGGACTGCCAAACGCCAGCGAGCTGGTTGATATGGTTTACGAGTATTGCCGGAAGCGTGGCCTGTATCCAGATGCAGAGTCTTATCCGTGGAAATCAAACGCGCACTACTGGCTGGTTACCAACCTGTACCAGAACATGCGGGCCAATGCGCTGACTGACGCGGAATTACGGCGTAAGGCTGCCGATGAGCTGACCTGTATGACAGCGCGAATTAACTGTGGTGAGACTATACCTGAACCAGTAAAACAACTTCCTGTCATGGGCGGCAGACCTCTAAATCGAGCACAGGCTCTGGCGAAGATCGCAGAAATTAAAGCTAAGTTCGGACTGAAAGGAGCAAGTGTATGACGGGCAAAGAGGCAATTATTCATTACCTCGGAACGCATAAGAGCTTCTGTGCACAGGACGTTTCCGCGCTAACAGGCGCAACAGTAACCAGCATAAATCAGGCCGCGGCTAAAATGGCACGGGCAGGTCTTCTGGTTATCGAAGGTAAGGTCTGGCGAACGGTGTATTACCGGTTCGCTACCAGAGAAGAACGGGAAGGAAAGGTGAGCACGAACCTGATTTTTAAGGAGTGTCGCCAGAGTGCCGCGATGAAACGGGTATTGGCGGTATATGGAGTTAAAAGATGACCATCTACATCACTGAGCTAATAACAGGCCTGCTGGTAATCGCAGGCCTTTTTATTTGGGGGAGAGGGAAGTCATGAAAAAACTAACCTTTGAAATTCGATCTCCAGCACATCAGCAAAACGCTATTCACGCGGTACAGCAAATTCTTCCAGACCCAACCAAACCAATCGTAGTAACCATTCAGGAACGCAACCGCAGCTTAGACCAGAATCGAAAGCTTTGGGCTTGCCTTGGTGACGTCTCTCGTCAGGTTGAATGGCATGATCGCTGGCTGGATGCAGAAAGCTGGAAGTGCGTTTTTACAGCAGCATTAAAGCAGCAGGACGTTGTTCCTAACCTTGCCGGGAATGGCTTTGTGGTAATAGGCCAGTCAACCAGCAGGATGCGTGTAAGCGAATTTGCGGAGCTATTAGAGCTTATACAGGCATTCGGTACAGAGCGTGGCGTTAAGTGGTCAGACGAAGCGCGACTGGCTCTCGAATGGAAAGCGCGATGGGGAGATCGGGCTGCATGACTATCAAATCAAATACGCCATCACACGACAAGGACTGCTGGCAAACGCCGCTCTGGCTTTTTGATGCACTGGATATTGAGTTTGGATTCTGGCTGGATTCGGCAGCGAGCGACAAAAACGCTCTGTGCGCTCACTGGCTAACTGAGGCTGACGACGCGCTAAATTCTGAGTGGATAAGCCACGGTGCAATCTGGAATAACCCACCGTACAGCAATATCAGGCCGTGGGTGGAAAAAGCCGCTGAGCAGTGCATACAACAACGACAGACGGTAGTGATGCTTGTGCCAGAGGATATGTCTGTCGGATGGTTCAGCAAGGCTCTGGAGAGTGTTGACGAAGTTCGCATTATCACTGATGGACGGATTAATTTTATCGAACCATCGACAGGGCTGGAGAAGAAGGGAAACAGCAAAGGCTCCATGCTGCTGATTTGGCGACCGTTCATCAGTCCTCGACGGATGTTTACTACTGTATCCAAAGCGGCATTGATGGCAATCGGGCATGGCGTCAGGAGGGCGGCATGAGGCGACAGCGACGAAGTATCACCGACATAATCTGCGAAAACTGCAAATACCTTCCAACGAAACGCTCCAGAAATAAACGCAAGCCAATCCCAAAAGAATCTGACGTAAAAACCTTCAATTACACGGCTCACCTGTGGGATATCCGGTGGCTAAGACATTGTGCGAGGAAAACAAGGTGATTGACCAAAATCGAAGTTACGAACAAGAAAGCGTCGAGCGAGCTTTAACGTGCGCTAACTGCGGTCAGAAGCTGCATGTGCTGGAAGTTCACGTGTGTGAGCACTGCTGCGCAGAGTTAATGGCAGACCCTAACGGACAAATGCTGGAGGAAGATGATGAGTGAGTTACGCGCAGGTGGCATCGCAATAGTCATTTTTTCAGAAAACAAACCCGAAATTGGCAGATGCGTTGAGTTAATCGAAAAAGTAACAAACGGATATGTATTTAATTTTCCTGGTGCAGGTAAGCATAGTTGGCGTGATGACACCCCTGGGTGGCTAGTTAAAGGCGATGTATCGATTTATACAAACGAGCCTTCAGGTGGTTTCTCTTATTTTTACAGTGATGAACTCATGCCAATCGACGGAGAAGACTTCTCTCACGAAGATGAGCAACAGAAGGAGCTGGCAAATGGCTAATCTACGCAAAGAAGCGCGCGGAAGAGAATGTCAGGTGCGTATTTACGGCGTATGCAATGGCAATCCTGAAACTACAGTTCTGGCACATTACCGGATGGCTGGAATTTGCGGAACGGGAATGAAGCCTGACGACCTGATCGGCGCATGGGCTTGTAGCGCGTGTCACGATGAAATCGACCGACGCACCCATAATCTCGACAACAAAGACGCCAGACTTTACCACCTCGAAGGCGTGATCAGGACGCAGGCGATACTGCTGAAGGAGGGGAAGATTAAGCCATGAACGAATATCAGTTTGTGCTTCCATACCCGCCGTCGGTGAATACCTACTGGCGAAGACGGGGAAGCCAATACTACATCAGCGATAAAGGCCAGAAATACCGAAAAGACGTTCAGCAAATCATCCGCCAACTCAAGTTAGACATTTTCACCAAATCACGACTACGAATCAAAGTCATCGCAGACGTTCCAGACTCCCGCCGCCGCGACCTCGACAACATTCTTAAAGGTTTACTCGACTCCCTTATCCACGCCGGATTTGCGGAAGACGACGAGCAATTCGATGACATTCGCGTAATTCGTGGTGTGAAAGTACCAGGCGGACGGCTTGGAATAAAAATCACCGAACTGGAGAACGTATGAACGCCACAATTCAAACGATACCAGAGCTTCTTATCCAGACACGAGGAAATCAGACCGAAGTGGCGAGGATGCTTTCCTGCGCAAGAGGAACAGTGCTCAAGTACAACCGAGACAGCAAAGGCGAGCGTCACGTAATAGTTAACGGCGTCCTGATGGTCAAACAGGGCAAGAGGGGAAGACCATGAGACTCGAAAGCGTAGCTAAATTTCACTCGCCAAAAAGCCCGATGATGAGCGACTCACCACGGGCTACGGCTTCTGACTCTCTTTCCGGTACTGATGTGATGGCTGCTATGGGGATGGCGCAATCACAAGCCGGATTCGGAATGGCTGCATTCTGCGGTAAGCATGAACTCAGCCAGAACGACAAACAAAAGGCTATCAACTATCTGATGCAATTTGCACACAAGGTATCGGGGAAATACCGTGGTGTGGCAAAGCTCGAAGGAAATACTAAGGCAAAGGTACTGCAAGTGCTCGCAACATTCGCTTATGCGGATTATTGCCGTAGTGCCGCTACGCCGGGCGCAAGATGCAGAGATTGCCACGGTACAGGCCGTGCGGTTGATATAGCCAAAACAGAGCAGTGGGGGATAGTTGCTGAGAAAGAGTGCGGAAGATGTAAAGGCGTCGGTTATTCAAGAATGCCAGCAAGCGCCGCATATCGCGCTGTGACGATGCTAATCCCAAACCTTACCCAACCCACCTGGTCACGCACTGTTAAGCCGCTGTATGACGCTCTGGTTGTGCAATGCCACAAGGAAGAGTCAATCGCAGACAACATTTTGAATGCGATCACACGTTAGCGCCATGATTGCCACGGATGGCAACATATTAACGGCATAATATTGACTTTTTGAATAACTTTGGGGAAACTTGACACCAATAATGGGCGTTTTTTACATGTCATTGATGAGTCTCAATAACCTGCCGCCGAGTAGTTTTTATGCTCTGAATTGTATTTGTGTAGTAAACATGCTGACTGCAATGTAATAGAGTTTTTTTAGCCTGTAACCTCTTGACGGCATTGAATTGCTTTTGTTATGAGTTGTAAGCCAATGTTATCATCTTGTATTGGGGTGGTTATGAAGGATGGTGCGCTGCTCAGGAGTTCTTCACTTTTTATTGCCTACATGGGATGCCTTGGATGGGGGAGTGCTTATTTCTATGGATGGGGTACTTCTTTTTACTACGGCTTCCCATGGTGGATTGTAGGTGCAGGTGTTGATGATGTTGCCAGAAGTTTATTTTTTGCAGTTATCGTCATTGCTATATTTCTTATCGGTTAGGGTATTGGTGTTGTATTCTTTTTCGCAGTGAAAAGAAAACATTCTATGCAAGAGCTAAATGTATTTCGCCTTTATTTTGCTGTGGAATTATTGTTTGTGCCGGCAATTATTGAGTTTTCTATATTGAGACAGAAGATTCAGGTACCTCTTTTGCTACTGTCAGCAGCGATTGCGCTGGCGGTTACAATTTCGATAAGATCTTATGGGCGATTTTTATCGGTATCATGCTTCTATGATAAGCCATTTATAAAAAAACATTTTTTTGAGATTGTGATGATTGCTTTTGTGGCATATTTCTGGCTTTTTTCATTTCTGACAGGATATTACAAACCGCAGTTTAAGAAAGAATATGAAATGATTAATTATAATGATGGTTGGTATTATGTTCTTGCTCGTTATGATAATTGTCTGGTTTTGTCTACTTCTTTCAATGCAGGTAGTAAAAGGTTTGTCATTTATCAATCAGCACAAGATAAGAATCTTCAGGTTGATATTGTAAGGACCAGAATTTAATTGGCTGCATAAATAATATTTTAAGTTGCAAGTTGGCTATTCGTAGGAATAGAACCTTAGGCATGCTGAATGCGTTTTCTGAACATTGTTTTATAAACTGTGTCTGCTTGCTGTTGTGATCCTGCTTTTAGTGATGGTGATGATGGATTTCACCAGCAGGATAATGTTGGTACTGACTGATGGCGCTCTGGTCTGCGGCATTGTGGTATTGCTGTGGCCGATGATGAAAGAACAGAATGAATAATTCTTGACTTTTTTGTTTACTGTTTATTAAAAAATCAACCGCATGGTGAATCCTCCTTGGAGGGGCTAAATGATCGAGTTTTAAGGGCACGTAGCGAGTTCTGTTTGATCATTGCAGAACTTAGCGGGAGGCGCCATGCGTACATCACTAATGTTATTTCCTTCTATCATTTTCCTTGTGAGTTCTGGCTGCGCATGGCGCGGCCTTTTTTTTATGACCTGCCACTGGCAGATGGTCATCCTGTGATTTGATTCCGGTTCCGGCTTTTTAACTCTGTTCCTGTACACGGGAGAAATTCGATGTCGATTAAACATTATGATGTTGTCAGGGCGGCGTCGCCGTCAGATCTTGCGGAAAAGCTGACACACAAACTGAAAGAGGGCTGGCAGCCGTTTGGTAGTCCTGTGGCCATAACCCCTTATACCCTGATGCAGGCGATTGCCGCGGAGGGGGATGTGACCACGCCAGTGGTTGTGCCCGGCACGGGGGATGGTGGCTATCCGGGAGTGGTCACCACGGAGCCAGATTATTACTACGTTATTCCACTGGCCGGGCAGTCGAACGGCATGGCTTACGGTGAGGGGCTTCCTCTGCCGCAGACATATGACCGTCCTGACCCGCGTATAAAGCAACTGGCTCGTCGCAGCACAGTGACGCCGGATGGCGCTCCCTGTAAATATAACGACATTATTCCGGCAGACCACTGTCTGCATGATGTACAGGACATGAGCCGTCTTAACCATCCGAAAGCTGACCTGTCGAAAGGTCAGTACGGAACCGTGGGGCAGGGGCTGCATATTGCCAAAAAGCTGCTGCCGTTTATACCGGCGAATGCGGGTATTCTTCTGGTTCCGTGCTGCCGTGGTGGTTCAGCTTTCACCACCGGGGCAGATGGAACATACAGTGACGTGACCGGTGCCTCAGAGAGTTCTACCCGCTGGGGTGTGGGCAGGCCGCTGTATAAGGATCTCATCGGTCGTACAAAAGCCGCGCTGGCAAAGAACCCGAAAAATGTGCTGCTTGCCGTGGTGTGGATGCAGGGGGAATTTGACTTTGACGGAACGCCAGCAAATCACACAGCCCGTTTTACAGAAGTAGTGGAACAATATCGTACGGACCTTGCAGATATGGTGGGACAGTGCGCTGGTGGTTCTGCTGACGGTGTTCCCTGGATATGTGGAGACACAACTTATTTCTGGAAGCAGAAGAGCGAATCCACTTACCAGACGGTGTACGGCAGTTACAAAAACAAAACGGAAAAGAATATTCACTTTGTGCCGTTCATGACCGATGAGAACGGAGCAAATGTCCCGACGAACAAACCGGAAGAAGACCCGGATATTCCGGCATCAGGATATTACGGTGCGGCCTCCCGGACGTCGGCAAACTGGACGTCAGCAGACCGTGCGAGCCATTTCAGCTCATGGGCACGCAGGGGGATTATTTCTGACCGTCTTGCCTCAGCGATTCTTCTCCATGCAGGACGGACGGCTGAACTGGTGGGTGGGGAACAGGTTGTGATGCCGCCGGATGAGAAGCCGTCACCGGACACACCATCAACACCGTCAACGGACGGGAAATCAGTGACAACGCTGCTTTATTACCGTGCAACAGAGTCAGGTGGTTTACTGAATCCGCAGGGATGGGGAGCTGAAGGAGGGCGTGCATTGGTAGTTGATGATGCAGGTGCTGCAGGAGGTAAGGCGCTGAGGTGGACCAAACAGACAGGAAGTTCCTCGTGGTTTATGCAGCATGATGTCGGTAATGGCGCAGACCTGCTGGAGAAGGGCGGGCTTATCAGTTGTCGTTTTAAAGTTGATGGCACACTGACAGCTAATCAGTACGCACTGGCGCTGTACTGGCCGGTTTCTTCACTGCCTCAGGGCGTCACACTGGAAGGTAATGCCGGTCATAACCTGCTGGCGTCGTTTTACGTACAGAGCGATGCCACAGACCTTAATGTGATGTACCACAAGGGAAATGCTGGTCAGAACACGAAGCTGGGGTCATTCGGCGCATTTGATAACGAATGGCATACGCTGGGCTTCCGTTTTGCCGGTAACAACAGTATTGAGGTGACGCCGGTCATTGATGGTAAGGACGGGACGCCGTTCATGCTGTCACAGTCACCGGTCGGCACGTTTACGGCAGACAAATTGCGCGTGACCGATATCACTAGCGGTGCGACATATCCGGTGCTGATTGAAAGTATAACAGTGGAAGTGAATAACCCGTAAGCAGGAAAAAAAGGCCGCCGGGGCAGGGAAAACAAGGAGCCAGAACCGGCGGCAAATGTCGTTATATCCAAAGCAAAACATGCAGGACACTTTTTTAACCAACAGGTATTAACGATGTCAACACCATATCAATAACCGGGAGGGATAATGAGATTTGTACAGCTTATTTTATTGTATTTCTGCACGGTGGTGTGCACGTTATATCTGGTAAGTGGCGGGTATAAGGTTATCCGGAACTATATACGCAAAAAGATTGATGCCGCGGCGGCGGAAAAAATCAGCGCCAGCCAGTCAGCCGGAACAAAACCCGAAGAGCCTCTCATTTCGTAGCAACTTTCTTAACAACACCTTTCAACGAGAAAATCCTATGTCAGAAATAAAATCTCTGGTCACTGCTGAAGCAGTGAAGGACGTCCTGCGCTCTGAAGAAGTCAGAAGCGCACTGAAACAGCAACTCCGCCAGAATCTTGAGGCGCGTCTTGATGCTGAAGTGGATGCCATTCTGGATGAGCTGCTGGGGGGACCGGCTGCTCCTGAGCCTGAAGACGGCGCGGGTGACAGTGCTGTTTCAGATGGCGTTGTGTCTCAGCCTGACGGTAGCAGTGAGCCTCAGCCTGGCGGCGAAATGATGATGTAACCATACGCAGGGGCTGTCGGTGTGAGCTGATGCCCCTCCTGTTGTTGTGAGCTTCCGGATTGCGGGAGACGGGGTATGTACCAGATGGAAAAAATAACAACGGGTGTGTCATACACCACGTCAGCGGTGGGGACGGGATACTGGCTACTGCAGTTGCTGGACAAAGTCTCCCCATCCCAGTGGGTGGCAATAGGCGTATTGGGTAGCCTGGTGTTTGGCTTGCTGACGTATCTGACAAACCTTTATTTCAAGATTAAAGAAGATAAGCGTAAGGCTGCGAGAGGTGAATAATGTCGCCATCATTACGCAAGGCTGTTGCTGCTGCTATTGGTGGTGGGGCTGTTGCCATAGCGTCTGTGCTCATCACTGGTCCGAGTGGTGACGATGGCCTGGAAGGTGTCAGCTACATACCATACGAAGATATCGTTGGCGTATGGACTGTATGTCACGGACACACCGGAAAAGACATCATTCCCGGTAAAACGTATACCGAAGCAGAATGCAAAGCCCTCCTGAATAAAGACCTTGCCATGGTCGCCAGACAAATTAACCCGTACATCAAAGTCGATATACCGGAAACAACGCGCGGCGCTCTTTACTCGTTCGTTTACAACGTGGGCGCTGGTAATTTCAGAACATCGACGCTTCTTCGCAAAATAAACCAGGGTGATATCAAAGGCGCATGTGACCAGCTACGTCGCTGGACATACGCTGGCGGTAAGCAATGGAAAGGGCTGATGACCCGTCGTGATATTGAGCGTGAAGTCTGTTTGTGGGGGCAGCAATGAGCAGGGTAACCGCGATTATCTCCGCTCTGGTTATTTGCATCATCGTCTGCCTGTCATGGGCTGTTAATCATTACCGTGATAACGCCATCGCCTACAAAGAGCAGCGCGACAAAAACGCCAGAGAGCTGAAGCAGGCGACCGCCACCATTACTGACATGCAGAAGCGCCAGCGTGCTGCTGATGCACTCGATGCTAAATACACGAAGGAGTTAGCCAATGCGAAAGCTGAAAATGATGCTCTTCGGCGTAAGCTTGATAATGGTGGTCGGGTGCTCGTCAAAGGAAAATGCTCTGTGCCATCCTCAGCCGAAACCTCCAGCGCCTCCGGCATGGGCAATGATGCCACCGTCGAACTCTCTTCAGTTGCTGGACGAAACGTTCTCGGTATCCGGGACGGAATTATCCGTGACCAAACAGCACTGAGAACGCTTCAGGAGTACATCAGGACGCAATGCCTGAAATAATTTTTTTGCAAATCACAAAGTCAATTTAATGAGCCTCGCGATGCGGGGCTTTTTTATGTCCGCAGTAAACGCGCATCTCACGCGCATATTAACGAGAGCCTTTCAGTAAGCGAGCCTGAGAAATGCCGTTATAGGTGGCGACCTCTCTCGGGCGGCTTTTCTGTGAGACAGGCTCACTTTCTAAAAGGTAAAGACGCTATGAATAATCATTCAGTTATTCCAGCCTTCGACTTCCGAGAAATGGTGCAAGCCAAAAACGGAGAGGTCGTTACCACATCCAGAAAAATTGCCAAGTACTTCGGCAAGCGACACGGTGATGTTCTCAGGAAAATCGAGCAGGTTAAGGTTGATTGCTCGCGTGAGTTTAGCCAACGCAATTTTGCGTCGGCTGATTATATCGATGAGCAGGGCAAGGTTCGCCCGATGTACAGCCTGACGAAAGATGGCTGGATCATGGTTGTGATGGGGTTCACCGGGAAAGCTGCTGCGGCAATCAAGGAGAGCTATATCGCAGCATTCAACTGGATGGCAGAGCAACTGAGCCGCCGCATGGCAATTGGCGAAGAAATGCAGCACCGCTACGCCATCAAAGAAACACGCTCAAAGCTGAAAGGTACGATCGGCAGTCGGTTAATGAACGAACGGAAGAGAGAGAAGCGTGTCCTGGCTGTCGAGCATGAATACATTTTGCAGGTGACACAGCCTGAACTGCTGATTAATTGA